AGCCCCCCTCGACACCGCCCTTAATGCCGCCATAGGCGGCCGCGAGCCATGGCCCAGCAACGGGGACGAACCCTAACCCGATTTGAACAAGAGGATCCATGAGATACTCAGTGAAGAAATTCACAGGCTTGTGCTGCTGGGCCCTACCAGCATCCCGCAAAGCCCAATCAGTCGCTGTAAGCGCAGTGGAGCCTAGCAACCCCGCCGGACGCTTGCCCGATGCAATATACTGGTCCCACAAATCTTTTTGGGCTTGGCCTAATTTTGGGCTTTGGTTCGTATCAGTCCAACGAGCAAGGTTACCCCATAGCTCCTTACTTCCCCCGGCCTTCTCGGTTTGGTGCTGACGAAGTTTCTCTACTCTAGCCCAAACATTACTATCATTTATCCCGTAATTTGCGTTACCCACGCCAGCCTGGGTAAATGGAAGGTTCTTAGCGTTGTACGTATTTTGTTTAAAAACTTCGCCACCCGCAGCGAAGGGAGAAATTTCCCCCGGATAAGAGGACCCGAAATAATCATGCTCCATACCAAGTTCAATTTCCCGGCGGGTAGCGGCGGTGGCGCGGCGTTCTGGGTAGGTATACGGCCCAAGATATTCGTACTTGCCCCCGGGCCCGTAATCGATATCTTCTTTAATAGGCTTAAGCTTCATCTTCTTTGGTTTCTTAGCACTCAAAGAACCCAAACCCAACGCAGCCACCCCTAGGGCGCCTTTTCCGCCGGTTCCAACAAACTTACCAAGCCCCGGGTCGAAATTTTCCCACGAGTTTGTCCCTATGGGTGCGGTGGACCTGATGGGTGCGGTGAAAACACCGGTAGTATCATATTGCTTGGGGTTACCAGTTTCGCCAAACGTAAAATCTGGAGAAGCCCCCCTGGTAGCACCTGGAGCCCCCCCGGTAGAACCTGGACCCATCATGCCGGAAATGCCTTTGTAGAGACCCGCACCCGCTGTAGTACCTAAGCCCCACCGGAGTCCCTCAGATAAATCCCCCTTGCTAGCAATAGTTGCGCCGAGGCCCGAAGCCAACCCAAGCAGCCACGGACTAGAAGCAAGCTTAGATAGATACGGTATACCCGCACCGCCAAGGGTGGCAGTAGCGCCGCCAATAAGCATAGGGAGGAGCGCGCTTAGAGCCCCCGCTTCTGGCAACCCGGTATTGGGGTTGATGGTGAGAGATCCGCCGTGCGCCGTTGCAAGCGATTGAAGCCCCTGCACTTCGTGGGGGGTCATGTGAACCAACATCGAATCGTCGCCGCGACCTAGCGAAGAAAGGCCATAGGCTTGCTGGGGTGCGGTCCCCATCTGCCCCATCGGGTTCATTGGGTTCATTGGATAGTTCATGTCGGCGCCTTAAAGTTGAGAGGACACTACAACCCAGCGGGAAGAGGTTACTTGTGTTGGCACAGCAGCGTTACTTGCGGAAATATACATCAAAGTAACGACGCCCTGCCCTGCGGTGACGATATTAGCCCCCGTGCAAGTTACAATACGGTTGGCTGCGGTGCTGCTCACGCTTTCGTTAGATAAAGTCATATTTTGAGTGGTGTTGTTAAAGAGCGTTAGTGCTCGACCGTTATTCTCCGCAGTAGTCCCGCTAATAAGGCCTGTAAACGTGAACGCCGCAGTAGGACCCACGATGTTAATAAATGTAGCCGCAGGGAGGCTGATGTTATTTGCGGAACCATTAACCGCTGTATACGACGCATACGGTAACTGTAGAATCTTCGCCGTTATATTATCCACCCCAAGCCCAGCTTGTGAATTGTGGATATTGAAATAGGTATTTAGCTGACGAATTAACTGGTTAAAATAAGTAAACTGGTACTCTTGTGTAGGCGCTGGTATGTTAGGAGCAGTAAACTTAAGAAACGCCATCACGCTCTCCCGCCATCGGTTCGCCCGTCAAAACGTGGCGCCCCCAGCTGCCAAGCTACCCCCAAATCTTCAGAACTAATTTCGAACGCAATTTGCCGTGCTCGGACGCGGGAGAACACTTGGGTAGTAAATTGATTTACGTTAGTCGTAATAGCTATAGATCTCGGCAGTGTCTGCCCTTCCGCATTGGCAGCGGCGTAAGGGTCCCCAGGAAAATTGCGGGGATAAAGCGTCATGTCCACCGCCGCCGAGGAAGATGGAGACCCTGTAAAAGAAACGTCGGGGATTATCCTACGCACAAGAACAAATTTATCTCCGTCCTCAAGGTCAATATCCGCAGACCGAATGTACGCAGGGAGGGGGAGTGCCCCCGCGTCTACTCCACTTTCATGATCGTAGAGGTAGTTGTCCCCTTGTGCGTATACGGCGGGGGTTACCGTGGTGTCTCTCCCCGCGCTTGCGCCTTGTGGAAATGCATTCAGCGGGGAATCAGTCCACGCCGTGCGAATCATACCGTCATCGCAATTTCCGTAACACCAAAGCTGTTCCGCATAATTGTAAATAACATAGCTGTCTATCACAGACTGCCCTGAAGAGCAGTAAAACCACCAAATTTCATTGAAACGCTCGTTGGAAGCAGCAAAAAATTGGTCGGCTTCAGTAATATTTATGTTTTCAAAAACGTGTTGACGAAGCGTAGATGGAAGGCCTTCTACTCTACCGTTGTAGCTGAAGAACTTATCGTGCCCCATCCAATACAACACGTTATTGACCGCGATAATGGCGTTAGGAGCTATTAGCGTTATATTTGCTGAAATCAGGTTTTGGGAAAATACGTATGGAAAAGTGCCCGTGTACTTTAATGAAGTTAGCGAAGATTCTGTAAATACAAGTATTTCGCTGTAGTTGTTTATTGCTTTTAGTATCGCAGACCCTTGCTGCACGCGAAGGTACCCCGCAGTAGAAATACCAGGGTCGTCGCTTGGCGCCCAGTTTGCGAAATTGGCTTGGCTTGCCCAGCGGATTAAAAGCGGGTCATACGTCAAAGTGCTATAGGCGGTGCAACCGAAAGCTAACAGGACGTTGCTGTTACCGTCGAATAAAATTTGCGTAACTTGCGACGGGACACTAGAGACTCCGGGAAGTCCACTGGCCGTCAACGTCACAGCGCGGGGGAATGTGGTATCTACATTCCAGTAGTAAATGTCCCCGTACCGGATGTTAAAAAGTAAATCATCAACGTACTTATCAAAATAAACGAGACGTATAGGAACGGCCAAAGGTACAACTGCCGCGACGCCCCAACCCGTCGTGGGGGAGCTAGTAGAGCCGCCCCATGAAGGGATGCCCCAACCATAACCAGAAAGAGAAATAGTCGAGCCAATAGCAATTTGAAAAGCCCCACTCCCTGCAGCGCCGCCCGAAGCGGTTGATGTCGCATTAGTATCCGTGGTAACCGTCAGAGTTGTCGTAGAGGGAACAGAAGTTATCTTGAACTCGGTGTTAAGGGAGGCGGAAAAAATGCCTCCTACAGGCCCTGTAACCCCACTAATTGTTAGCCAGTCTCCAGTAGCGGCGTTATGAACAGCCGCAAAGGTAAACGTAACGGTGGGCGATCCGCTAGTGGTATTGACAAAGGTCGACGCTAGCGCAATGTTGGGCGCTATCGTGCGTAAGGGCGTAATGTCGTGTAGAGTTGGCCCCGTAGCGACATAAATTTTTTCGTTAGTTCCCAAGGCAACGTAATTACCCAGTGTACTAGCAACGCCTGACGCCCAGTTAAAAAGGGAACGACACACACCCTGATACTGGGAAGAGGTGAATAGTGCCCACCCCCCAATCTTTTGGGGAAAGCCGGAAAAAAACCGCGTTTTATTACACGCATACCAACCGCCTTCGCCCGCGTAGTTGGTTTGGTCTCGATTTACCCCCGGCTTGAATATTAGTTTCTTAAGGGGCATTATCGCTCCCTACGAAAAATCTCAATTACCGAGATAAGCGCCGATACCGCAGCGCCTATTGCAGGCAGTGCGTCGGGGGCAAGATGAATGCCGATAGCACCAGCAAATAAAGCAATGCCGCGCCAAGTGGAGGGCTCTTTAGCCCGAGCAAGGATATAACTCATACGCCACTCCTACGGTAGATTAGCAAGATTTTCCGCGATTCTCCGCGCCCACCCTCTGCCGAACGTGTCCCAGGTTTTGAGATCAGTCATGAATTTCAGGCGCTGCCCGATAAAAGTAGCGGCGAGTTTATATGGATCTGTCGCAATTATAGCACTCAGCGTTTTCGGGCCGATAGTCCCATCATCCACCACACCTACCGCTCTTTGCAACCACTTTACGGCTTGGAGGACTCCTGAATTGACCGCCGCATCGAAAACGGCAAGGCGGACATGTTTAGGGATCTCGTCCGCGCGGACCACGTCCCAGTAGTCCTTGCGATACAGCGCCTGTGCGCGCGCCAGTGTCAGATTTTTAATATCCTCGTGAGGGTACGCGCGCTTGGATATCCCGTACCGCGTCTCCCCGCCTGGGTCGGAGGGATGGTTGACGTAGCCGCCCTCGTGCCCGATTACTACTCTGAACGCCTCTTCAAAAGTCACCGGTCCGCTTTCCCGTCCAGTTTGTCAAATATGCGTACCAGCATTTCCTTAATTTCGCGAACGTCCTCCCGGTAATCTTCCTTCATAACGTAGGTCTTGGGGAGATCTTCGCGGAGGTCAGATACATCCAACTTCAAGTCTCTAACCGCGCCCCAGACTTCGTGCGCAAACCAGCCAAGTACCGACATAAGGGCGCCCAAGCTAATATTGATCGCGATTTGTAAATCCATACTAGCCCCCCAACGCCGTAAGTCGGGCTTTGAGGTC